ATGTCGTTTATTGCATTAGTACTCCAGAACGTGTCTGTGCCAAACGCACCATCTAAATCCATTTGGCAATATATCTTTCCCCAATCTATGTTATTTGACATACTTTTCTTTCTCTTTTTTCTTTAAATACTCACTCAGCTTTACTAAGTTTTTTTGTTTAGTTTTGTATCTTATAATACCCATCCCTGAAACGTTGCATCATAATCAGGATTAACATCATCATTTGTATTGCTTGTATATTCTGGATAGCTTGTTTGGTTATAACTCATAAAATCAATAAACCTTCTCGTGTAATATTCAGCTATATCTCTAGACCTTGCTACTAAATAATCAACTTCTTCCTTTGTTGCTGTTTCAGCATTCTCGCTTGTATGCTTATATATTCCACCGTTCTTAATAGAAAAAGCAGCAAAAGGTAAATAATCCACCATCGCGAAATGAATGAGCATTGGTTGTATATATGTGTTTACTAATGTTAAATAAACACCTGCTAATGTTCCTGCTGTTATTTCACTAGATATTTTATTATATAAATCAGATCCTAAATAGTTTCTAATATGTATTTCTTGTGATATTTTAATAAATTGTATAAACTTATCAGTGTCTACTGATCCATCTAGTATTGTATTTTTTACTAAATCTGTTCTTTTTATGAATAATGCAGTTGCCATATATTATCTTGGGTTTTTATAGCCTTGATTTGGCATATCTATTGGTCTTTTTGATACATTTCTGTCGTTTACTTCAGGCGTGAATCCTTCTTTCTTAGCCTTATTTACAGATATATCTTTTACTTTTGGACTATTTACATCAGGTCTACCTGTGCCTTCAAATCTAAAGGTTTTTCTCATAAAATAATGATGGCAATTTGCCCCGCCTTTATAAAGAAATAAATTATATTCAGATTCTCCTTTAGCCGCTAGTTCTGAGTTAGCTGCACTTTGCTTATCTAAATCCTCTTTTCTATATAGTTTTTTAGCTTTTACCATCTTCCTACAAAACTCCCTTGAGTCTGCTCCGTTGGTTAATGGTGCATATTGATATCTAACTATAAATTGAGTGTCTCCTACCTTTTCGTCTTGACTACTCTTTGAGTTTGGTCTGGCAGTTGGTGTAGAAGCTAATCCAAGCATCTTATCTAAGACTTCCTCTTGATCATAATCTACAGCTCTTTCATCTACTAACACCCAGCCATCAGACTCTAATTGCTCCTCAGTTTCTCCTAAACCACCTAATGAATTTAACATCTCCTCATCAGTAGGCTCTTTTTCGCTTGACATCTTTACCTCAGACCGCATCTTTACTCCAGTTTCTTCTTCTCTAGTTTCTTTGTCTACCACGTTTTCTAGATCGGTAAACTCTAGTGGTTGTAATGTCTTAAAGTACAAGTTTAAAGCGATTCCATTGTAGGCTAGTATTTTATCAAAAGAATCTATTAAAAGTGTCTGAAAAGGTCGAATAACAGTATTGTCCATCAACGTAGAAGCTGTTTTAATCTCATCAGCATTATTTCCCAGTCCACTATTATCTTTGATTCCTAAAAGCATAGGGCTTACCACTCTATGTGAAACCATTATTTTCTTAGAACTCTCATCAGAAAGAAATTGATATTGTTGATGTGCGTCTGATAGTTGTACTGGCTCTATTGTAGATCCTGCTTCAGCACTATCATTAAAAGAAAGTATGAATTTCCCTGAGTTAGATGTTCCTGCAAACTTATGCTGTATCTTTTGCTCTATAAGTTGTCTTTCTTCAGGATTTGGTATTCCATTATTGAAATTTATTAGCATACTAGGTGCTAAACCATTCATAATGTTGTTTAAATGATAGTTTGAAATTTCTTCTTCCAGCTCACTATACTGTAATCCACCCTGATAATCAACAGGCGAATAATAATAGAATCCAGCCCTGTAAGGTTTTACTATTAATATCTCTATGGCATCCCTAGAACTTCCAAATGCAGCAATTCTTTGAGGCTCATCTGATGGTCTGATCTTACTCCAATCTTTAAAATAGTAATAACCATCTACATCTCCATCATCATTGCACTTTTCTACTCTTATTGTTTCTACAGGTAGATGCTCGACTTGTACAATCTTACTTCTATCCTTCGAATATATGACCTGAATAGCACAAGATCCCATCAATTTAAGATCATACGCTAACTTTCTAACGCAATCCTTATTAAATATTGTTCTCATTTGAGCATATTGCTCTGGCTTTCTATTGGAATCAGTTGCATCTAATCCCTTTCCATATATCATTTCTGAAATACCATTGATGATCGCATTGTTGGTAGGACTTCCATTGTATCTGTCTATAAGATATTGATAGTAATTATTATCAGATCCATAAGATACCCAGTCCTTTCCTCTAGTTTCTGAAACCTTAGGAGATGTATATGTGCTTAAATTTACTACCCTAATATCACTAGATACTTTTGTGCGATTAATTGTAGAAATTGTTTTTAATTTTTTCCTCATATTACTATGTAATCATTATTATAGCTATCCTCAGTAATGTAATCTCCATCATTTACAGAATAGTAATCGTTATTGCTTTGATCTATATCTTGATCAGTACAGAATATCTTATCCTTATAGATCACTTCTCCTGCCACTACAATTTTAAAATTATAATATCTACCTTCAATCAAAGAAAACGAGTGAGAGAGGCTCATATACTCTCCTGTCTTGCCTAAAGTAACTACATCACTTGTCTCTGTGTTTGTACTTTCGTCTCTGATTACTAAACTTCCCTCAATCGCATAGGATCTAGGGATTATAAGCAAAGTCTGAGCATCAGCACTTGTAGTTAAATGTTTCATATATATATAACGTAATAATTTTCAATTTTTGTATTAAATAACAAAAAAAACCCCACCGTTTAATGGTAGGGCTTTATAATTGTAAATAAAATTTACTTATGCAGTAGGATTAATTGGAGTGTAAGCTGCCAAATCAGGAGCAGCCGTACAGAAGAATGGCGGTGCAGTCTCTTGTGATGTCAAAGTTAATGTAAATCCGCTTAGATCTCCCATACTAGCTCCCGTTACAATAGTTCCTCCTGATACCTCAGCACCATTGTCTTTTCCTACTAAAAAGAAATTTCCGTTATAGTCCTCAATTACTATCTGAGGTCTACCAGCAGCAAGAAGTTTAATCTCCTCTTGTGTAGCTTTGTCTAAGAAAGTAAATGTAGTATTTAAAGTAGATTCGTAGAAAGTAGTGCCGTTTTCTCTTGATGAGGTAATAGCAGTTTCTAAACTAGAGTTTCCTTTTATTTCATATTTATAAAATTCCTCAGATCCATTAAATGTGATCTCTCCTGATGAAGGAGTTAAGGAGGAGATATTGGTAGCATCAAAGTTTGAGAAAAATAAATTTTTCAATCCTCCTACCGCACTCTTGCAAGGCAATAATCTTCCGTTTGTTATCGTACAGGACATATTTTTTTAAGTTTTTAGATTAATAAAAAAAGGGCAGATAGGTCTAATGGACTTACCTACCCCTTTTGTTTTATTTATGTTAAATTATGCTGGTGTGTATAAAACGATATCAGATCCTATTCCGTACTGTACAGTAGCAGTGAATCTCATTACGATTCTTACATTTTGTGAGCCATCTAAATCTCCCATATCTAAAACCTTCACTTCATTAGCATCTGAAAGTAATCCTGTTCCGAAGAATAAGTTAGATTTCTCAGCAGCTACCATATAGTTATCAGCAAGACCGTTTGCAACAAATATTTTCACACCATCAAAAGAAAGTGATCCATTATTCCACCATTGAGTTCCTTGGGCGTTTGTTCCCGCAGCACCTAAACCACTAGCACCAAATCCACCTAATGCTCTTACGTAAGCTCTTGCTACGTTCTGAGATACATATAAGTATAAGTCCTCTTTTCCGTAAAGTGCAGAAGGTACAGCATCGATAGCTTTGCCCATTTCTGCGATTACGTTAGCAGCAGTAACAGATGTGCCTACCACATCAAGTACAGTAGCATCAGCAGTAGCTAAAGCAACAATACCATCAAATTCTCCTGCATTAGCATCAGCTCCAGACCAGATATTGCTTTCTGTTTTTTCAGCAACTAATCCCGCCACGTGAGCAACTAAGAAATCAGCGAAAGCTGGTGGTAGTGAATCAAAAGCTCCCACTCCCATACTTAGAGCTTCCCAATCAGATCTAAAATCTTTTTTACATAATTCAAGGTTAACTTGAAACTCTTTAGGCTCAATAATTCTTTCAGTTAAAATAAGAGCACCTGTGTCTGTAAAATCACAAGATCCATCCTTAATAATATTAGAATCAGTTGCAATTTTTTTGATTACTTCTTTGTACTTTACATTAGGTTTAATAGTGATTCCCCCATTGTCTAGAGTTGCCCCTGATAATAATGCTGCTGCGATGTATTCATTCGCAAATTCCCCAGCATATGTTGTTGTAATTGATGTGCTTGTAGCCATTTTAATTTATTTTTTAAGTTTGATTATTTGTTTATGTTTGATATTCTTGCGAATACTCTATCCTGAGTTGTCTGAGGTCTATTTTGACCAAATACAATTTTCTTAGTTTTTACACTTCCTTCAGGATTATGTTTAAGAGGAGAGGTAGCAGGAGCAGAAGATAATTCTTCTTTTACTTGATCAGCAACTTCTTTCTCATTAGACAACTGCACTTTAAGTTCAGCAATCTCATTTCTTAGTTTCTCTATCTCACTAAAAAACATTTCTTCAGTAACAGATTTAACTATTTTTTTAGGAGCATTACTTTCAGCTTCTACTTCTTCCTCTGGAGCTTCTTCGGTTACTTCTTCGGTTACTTCTTCGGTTGCTTCTTTAATCTCTTTGATGATACCTTCTGTTTCAACAATCAGAACCATTCCATCCTCTAAAGTGTATTCTCCCACAGGTAACGCTATCGCATCTTCCTCTGTTACAATAAAAACTTCAAACTCTGGAGCAAATTCTTCTGCTTCAATTACAGTACCATTGTCTAGGGTCATTTGAGCTAACTTTATTTCCTTTGCGGTTTCAGTTAATTCAATCCCTAAAACGCTTTTAATTTCTTTTAGCATTTCTAATGGATTTTTCATATTTATATAACGGTTAATAATTCAAATTTTGCATTTTAGGATAGATTTTTCGCTTCTGCTATTGCCTCAGATGATAATTTAGCTAAATCTTTCTGTGTTTCTTTGTACGCTTCCCAAATTCCAATAGCATATTTTACATCTGAGTTCTTATTCATATCCACTCCTAATTCTTTACCTTGTGATATGATTTCATTAATCATAGATAATAAATTATTAGGTGCTGCTACAGTAGAGAAGTCCTTAGCAAATTGATTGAGTTCTCTTGCAATCTCAGATTTCTGTTTGATGATACTATTATACTTTGTCTTTGCTTTATCAAAAATTAAAACTTTATCAAACGCTTTTGCTGCTTTTGCTAATTGATCAATAGATGCTAATTCTACTTTTTGAGTAGATAATTCTTCTGCTTGTTTTTTATAAACTTTAGCAAGTCTTTTAAGTACATTCTTTTGTGTGTTCATTTTTATTTATTTAAGATTTACGATATATGTTTCCTATTCCCTGTGCCCATAAAGATCCATCACAGCACTCTCTTGAATATGTGTTTTCTTCTTTACATAAACAAGCCTTTCTACTTCCTGATTGACTCGTTCTGCTTGGTGTTACAAATTCTTTATTATTACGCATAGCTTTTTGCTTTTAATCATATTTTTAGTTATCTAAAATTCTGAGCTGCATCTGCAAAAATTTTAGCATCTATCTCGTAATTATTAGCTACTTTTTTAATTCTTTTAAATTCGTTTTCAGCATCTTTTGCACCTAGCTCTGACGCTTTTTTTATATAATCACTTAATTCTACAGATACCTCTCCAAATAATTTAGCAGACCTTTGAAAACTATTTGCAGCAGTAGTCCTTACTTGGTTTAATGCTTTGTCATAATCTGCAACTGCTTTATCTAATTTGGATTGTAGCTGCTGAATAGTTAAATCTACTTTATAACTTGACAAATCTTTTTTTTTAAACAAAGCCTTTAATTCCTCTATCTTATTTAACGCATCTTGCTCTTGCTCAGACATACCTGTCCTCTTCTTTGGAGTTTCCATCTTATCCGCAAAGTAGCCCTCTATCGAAAAACCTTTTACCTTTCCAGTTTTAACAAACTTTTCCCAAACCTCATCATTGTTCACCTTTACAGATCCCATCCAAGTTCCAATA